CCACCAACAAGTTCAGTCCTAACAGACAACTCATCATCACCAGCCAACGTACCTTCCAGTTTTTCTTTGAGCCAGTTGGTTGCTTCGATTCCAAGTGCCTTCTCCTCTAAGTTTCGGGTCCTCTTCTCTGGCGTATCAACGCCTGCAACTCTAACTCTTTCTTTCTTGTATAGATCAAACCCGAGGTCGATAGTAACGTCAATAGTATCACCATCAAGGACACGATTGATCTCCGTCACTCGGAAGTTGTAACAACTCTTCCTGCTTGGGGGTTTCATGGCTCCCATGTTCTTCTCGCTTATCAACTCCTAATATGTATATGATGACATAAACTGCCATAGCTACGACAAGGATTACCATAATGATAACTGACCATACAGGATCATTTGGATTATCCAGAGGTCGAAGTATAAGATTCATTTTTTAACAGACCAAGTAAGTTCCATTCCTATTGTGAGTAATAACACAAAAGAGAATACGAATATACCGCTAACCATGAGTAAAAGGTGCCCAGTGTTGCCACCCGTATTTGTGAACATAATGCATACCAATAATAGGTACAACAACTAGTGCAAGACTTAATGTGCCAATCCCAAAAGGATTATTGAGTGTAGCAGCAGCAAAGTGTGCTGCCATATGTGCGATGTGGGTCATACGTATCCTCCCCAGATTTTCCAAAGATCTCTAAAGTAAAAATCAACTGAAGTTAAAGTTCCTGTGGGAATAAGATCTTCTTCAGTGTTAGCCCATTTCTTACAAAATTTTAAAATCTCCTTATTGCTAATAACATGACTCACCCCATACATTCTAGAGAATGAACTCATAGCAAAATCATAACGTGCTTTAATGTGCGGTTCCATTTCCATTATAGTCATCACTTTCGTAGTAGAAATTCTCACCTCTATAAAGTCCAAAAGTTATGGTAAGAAGAACAAATGGAATTGATACCCACAGTAAGACAGTGCTTAGCATTTAACGTTACCTGGTGATAAGGATTGGAAAATTTTTGAACAAACATTAATAGCACCAGGTGCTCCATATACACCAGAGAAGATATAGGATATACCCAACTTAGAACAATACTTTTCAAGTTCCTGACATTTTGTTATGTCGCTGGTGCTATGATCAATAATAATATCACCCTCCTCAAGTAAAGGTAGCAACTCATCAAGTGTGTCTTCTGCCTTTTGCTCTGGGAGTGTAATCTGAAAGATGCCAGGAATTCTACCAGCACTAGTGTATTGCTTACTATCAGATTTAACTGCTCGAACAAGATACTCTAGTGAAGTTACACACCCACTAATGTATCCTGCTTCATATTGTCCACAGGCATTCTCATAGTTAGTGCTACTATAACCCCAGACTTCAATACCTTTTTCGATCATACGGCGGGCCATACCTTCACCAGTACGACCTAACCCAATCATTCCTATTTTCATTTTAAACCTTAATAGAGTTCTTCCTCTGCTTCTGTTTTGACAACGCAATCAGAAGTTGGATATGAAACACATAGTAGTGCAAATCCTGCCTCAATTTGATCATCATCCAAGAATGATTGATCACTTTGGTCTACAGTGCCACTCAAAATTTTACCTGCACAAGAAGAACATGCGCCTGCTCGACAGGAATAAGGAGCATCAATACCTGCTTCTTCTGCTGCATCTAATATGTACGAATCGCTTTCACACTCAAAGGTGCTCTCTGTCCCATCAGGGAATTTAAACGTGATGTTATGTGTCATGGTTTAGTTTACGTGAATAATTCCGGTCATACCTGCTCCCTGATGAGGACCACAGAAAAAGTTATAATCTCCAGCATCAGCAAACAAAATGTCTTGTGATTCGCCAGGACTAAACATTAGTGATTCTCTTGAGAGATCAGCACGACCTTCAACAATAATGTTGTGTGGAGGTAACATATCATTTACAAAATGTATAGTTTCACCTGCATTAATTGTAACATCAGATGGATCAAAAATCAAGTTCCCACCAGAACCCATCGTAATATCAACTGCATATGCTGTCTTTGGTAAGAAAAATACCATAGCAGATATGACAAGAATAATTACGCCGCTAATAAACTTCATATGAGTATTTGCAACTACACTATCTATCAATTATATCGTCTTTATACTTATGATTTGTCTGGACTTACTGACTTATTAAATTTAACAATCAAAGGTTAATTTTCCAATCAATAATATTAAGATGTCGTGTAGGGATTCTCACTCTACTTTCTTTTCGTTCTTCTACTTTTTCTACAAGTTCTATGTCACCCGGACCACAGTTAGCCTTTAATTCATGTAGACGCATTGGCATCCCTGGTACAGCAATGACGGGGGAACATGCGATAAGAAACTCAATCATTTGAAATTACCATAATCTTTTTATATTTAACAATCACTAATCATAGAATTAATAGTTGATCCTGCTTCTGATCCAATTTTTTGACCTAAAAGTAATGCCCAACCACCGGCTAACCATCCAACATAAGGAATACTAGCAACAGCAGGAACAGCAACACCAGCAGCAATAGCACTACCTGCCATCACACCTTGTGACCGTGCTCCAGCGTCCGCCACGATGCACTCTATGTCTTTCACAGACTTTCCCTCGGAATCTACTCCAGCGCCTCCCATATTCCGGGTGCCTTCCATAGTGAACTGATCACTACGATACTCACGACGGTTCTCATATTTCTTACCACCAAAGAAACCACTTTGATTTTTTTCAAGGTCTAAAGATTTCTGAGACTCAAGGATAGCAGGATCGTTTGCTTTGTATTCGATACTGTAACCCTCCTTACCTGCTTCTATTTTATAAGAAGAGTATGGACCATGTGGAATGTTAATCGTAGGAACTTCAGTGATTCTTTCAGGTTGTTGACGGACAATATATCCCAATAATCCAACGTGAGCAATTGCCACGATACTGCCAACACTAATTGCGGCCCATTTAAGAGAAGGTTTCATGGTTACATCTTGTACGTGTCGTTTGTTTTTTCAACCTTTAAGGTAACTGGTGCTTGCTCAATACGAAGAGTTTGGTGTGGTGCAGTTTGTGCTGCTGCCTGAATCAAACGTTCCATATCGGCTTTGGAAATACCACCTCCACCATTACTACTCTCACCAGACTTCTTTGCTGCCTGAACACCAAAAGTAGCCAAAACCCCAGTAAAGACACTGGCGATAAAAGTTGGATCTAGTTTTTGCTCTGGGATTCCCAAAGCAGGGGGGAGTTTGATATATGCCAGGGTGAGTATTCCACCACTCCAAACAAGAATACCAAGGCGGACAAAGGTAGAAAGAATAGCAAGTTGTTCTTCTTTATCATCTGCTGCTTCCTTGATTTTGCCAAGAATACCTTTCTTTTTAGGTTTCTTATCTTCTTCGGTAGACTTTACTTCTTCAGGCATGAGTTACCAGGAAAGGCAACTTTATTTATCAAGATAGTTGTTTTCTACCAACCATTCACGAGTCTTAGGAGTAGGTTCATAATCAGACCACATGGTTCCCTGAGCACAAGACTCAAGTGCTGCTTGAGTCATACCTTCAGTCTTACCTGCCCAAGTTGCTTCTTTCTCCCAAGGAATAGCAGAAGGTTGCAATGCATAGGCTCTTCGTGCCATCTCTTGCCACATCTCAGGAACATCATCCTCATTATGAATAATAGCAATCAGACTATTATCAATCGTTCCTGCCATACAGTCTTGTGCAGCATGCCATCCTTCGTGACGCATTACACTCATCAATACGTGAGGACGCTTCATGAACGTTTTGTTCAAGAAAAAATTGTTACTTACAGTATGATAAACTCCACGATGTCCTACTGGAAAATACTTCTCATCTGCTAAAAACACTTTAACTCCGACCTGATCGAGAGCAACGAGCATTCCATTGAACTCATTAGCAATGACACTATAATCACCACTGGAATGATAGTTAGCAACATCATTAACACTGAATATTTGTTTAACATCTTCAGTACACTCTCTGAGTAACATACAACCCATTGAGTGCATTGTATAGAACTGATCATCTTTTAGGGGGCCTGAATGGGCAGGTAGGACAACCAGCGCCGCAGCAACCGCCATTAGAAATTTTTTCATGGAAGTGCAACACCGCCAGTCATGCTAGGAATAGAACCACCCATAGGAATAGCACCGCCAGTAGCACCAGGAAGTTCTGGCATAGCACTATCCATCATACCAGGGAGTGACCCTGCAATTGCCTCTGTTGCTGCTTTAGCAACATTCTCTTTGACTTGTTCAATGATGGCATCTCGTCGCAGATAAACGACTGTGCCTCCACCAACAATACCAGCAGTTCCTACAAAAGATAGAACTGCTAGAACATTAATTACTTTTTGCATAATAAGCCTCATAGTATTTTACAATTCCCGAGGTACTTGTATTACCTTGGGATACCCAGTCGTGGGCACACTCATAGATTGATTGACTGGAATATTTAGGTAAATGATTTATCATCACATGACTAAACTTTGACATCAAAACTTTGAGTGCTTGCTCACGAATTTTTAATCTTTGATCGTCATAACGCCAATCATTTGCAAACATTTTCAGAACCACCTTGGAAATTTTCAGAACCACCAATAGGATTTAGATGGAGTGTAGTTGATTGAGATCTAGTTGCCATATCATACATCACTTCATGGATGTTGTCAGGTTCATTTTCAGTTTTCCATGAACCAACAATATCACAATCCATATTTAAAATGATATCATCACAAAATTCTTTCATTAATTTTTGATACTCCATTTGAGTTTCCGTTAAAATTGGTTCACCGAACCACTCATCGTATGATAAAAAAATTGGTGCTGGATAAGTCATGACTGCCAGTGATAGTGAAAGAAGTTTCCTTTTGGATCGCACATTGGATCTTCTGATACAACACGATACGGTAGCATTCGCTGTCCTTTGAAACTTGTTCGGTCCCCAATGATACTGTAGGCTTTGAGAAAGTTTTCTCTTCCCTTATCAGATTTAAATTCATTCACTAAAGTTGTAGGAGCAACTGGTCTCCAGTAACGAAATCCTTCATATTGTCCGGGAGCATAAACTACGCCAGCAACAGTGTTTGGGTAAAGAGGAGATCTGACACGATTAAGGATAGACACTGCTACACAGTATTCATCCATAGTGTTAGAGGCTGCTTCAACCTTGACTGCTCTTGCTAGATGGTCGTAGTCAATGGGCGTTAGTGCCAAGAGTGTTTCTAAAATCATACCATTAAAAAAGGAGCATTTTTAGTGCTCCTGTAATATATCGCAAATTATTTAGTTTGTCAAGCAGAGGGGGACGGTACATAAACTGGTGTCATCATCCCCCCGTCTGGTGGTCCGTCATCATCTTCATTGGTTTCTATGAAGAGGAGCATAAAGAATAAGGGTGCCAAGAAAAAAATAATTGCCTGTGCCCATTCTATACTCATGAGTTTCTAGCTGCTGCACCAATTGGAATAAGAAACAGCAGTGCTGCTACTACAAATCCCATCACCAAATACCTGGAATGATTTGTCCTGTTGTTGCATAACTACCCATTGCGGCAATGACTCCGATCATTGCTGCCCAACCATTAATCCGTTCTGCGTTTTCGTTCATTTTGATTTACCTGTGTTTTGTTGTAAATGATAATCTTGCTTCCATCATGACTAAACATTAGTTCGTCATCATGATCCCAGCAAAGTTCTTCGTATAAAGCATTGAGTTTCTCCATGTCGTCATAGA